CCTTACACCCCGCCCATGGTTCCACCCTACACCTCGCCCTATGTCCTGATCTATACCCTACCCTACACCACGCCCACCGACCCAACAAACCACCTACCGACCTAACAAACCACCTACTGACCCAACAAACCACCTACCAACCTAACAAACCATCCACCGACCCAATAAATTGCCTACCGACCCAATAAACCGCTCACCGACCCAATAAACCAACACAAGAAAAAAAGCAATAAATAAAAAAATAAACAAAAAATCGAACCGAAAAATGCAAAAAGCCCCAGCGGGGGTCCGCACCCCTCATACCTCATTCACCCAGCAATCAAACAATCCAATTCTTTATTTATCCGCTAAACAATACGATTTTTTTACTTTTTCGAGCATGTATTTGAGCGTGTATTTTAGCATGTATTTTTGCGTGTTTTTGCGTATGTTTTTGTGTATGTTTTTGCGTGTATTCGAGCGTGTGTTTGTATAGGTAGGTGTTTGTATAAATGTTTATGTGGTTTTTATTTGACAGTTGATGATTTTGTGGTATAATAGATAAGATATTTGACGAGTTAGGGGGTGTATTGATGGGTCGGGTAAGGAATAGGGGAATAGATGATGATGGGTATAAGGGGATAGATGATGGGTATAGAGATGAGGGCAGGGTAGATGGCAGGGTAGATGTGAGTAAGGAAATTATTTCTCGGTTAGACAGGCTTATTGATGAGATTGAGGGTATATTGGCGATATGGGTGATACCTTATTTTGTGAAGCAGTTTTTAGAAAGGTTATTGAATGAATTACGCTGGATGCGGGATAGGTTATTGGGTGAATTGTTGTGATAGATAAGGATAGGTTATTGAATGAATTGTTGTGATAGATAGGGATAGGTTATTGGGTGAATTGTGATGGATGGTGTGTATGTGTAAGTGTTAGTTGGGAATTAATTATTTCTTTAGCTAATTGTTCGATTGAGTATTTATTGAGGATGTAGAGCAATAGGTCTTTGGGGTGGATGTTGTAATTTTCTTTGATGTAGTTTAAGAGTTCGAGTGTAATTTTAGTATCTTCGTCGAGTGGTTTTAGTTTGGATTGTTCGAGTGTTTGTAGGGCTGTTGTTCGTTCGATTATGTTGAGTAGTTTTTCCTTGAAAGTGAGGATTTGATTTAGGTTTTGTAAAGCAAGGTTTAGTTCTTCGTTATCGTAAGCAAGTTCTTTTGCTCTAATCGCAAAAATTTGCTCAAGATGTTGACAAGCCTTTAAAACTGCCTTTAAAGTATTGATCGATAATAGCTCCGGGTTGATTTGTTCAAATGCCTTTTGCGGTGATAGAAATTTCGAAGGCATGCATTATCCCCCCTTCCGTTAAATTCTGTTTCCCCTTCCATTAAATTTTGTTTTCCCTCCTTCCGTTAAATTCTGTTTTCCTCCTCGTATTTTTGCACTGGTATATTAATTCCGGTAAGTTCTGATAAAAGTTTTGGTAAGTCGATATTTTCCATTGATGGGTGTTTTGATAGTTTAGTAAGTAGAGTGAGGAATTGGGTGATTTGTTGTTGTTGTGGTGCGGTTTGGATATTTACTAAAAGCTGTGCTAATTGGTCGGGCTGAATAAGATCAGTCGGTAAGTCAAGATTATAAAGTAGCTCATAGATAAGTTTGTCTAATCGAAGGATCGATAATATACCAAGCTGACCGAATAATTCAATAAGAGCAAGGATCTTTTCGAGACGCTCATTACGCTGGACAATGTTAGAAAAAGATCGAATTTTAAATTTGATTTGCGAAATAATTTCCAAAGGTGAAATAGTAGCAAGTAAATTGAATTCCTCGGGTGTAAGTATTTGCTGTAAATTTTGCGCCTCGTATTTGATAATGAAATAAAGAAGCTTATTCAAAAGCTGATTGATAAAAACAGTCTCTAAACGTTCAATAAAAATAGCAAGGGTCGTTTGTGTCTGTTGGGTTTTTATCATTACTTCGCGAGCTGTTACTCGAGATCGAGACGAAGGCATCCCCATAATAAACTCTGTAATCGCCGATACGTTCGTCGCCTCATTTTGAATAAGATTACGAATTGGTAACATGTTCGGATCAAAATTCGCTAACTTAATCGGTCTAACCGCCTGTATCTCACTACCACCAGTCGTATAAAAAATCTTCCACGGACGTAATTCCTCATCTAAACTATCCTCCTTAAGAACAGTCGTATCAATCTCAAAACCAAGAGTCATATTAATAAACGCACTATCAAGTATAGCTCGGGTCAAAATCGTATCCTGCACATGATACGGATAAATAAGATCCGCAAAAGATACCTGCGTATTCACACCATATAAAAATTCAACAACAAAAGGCGTAATCCTGTCAGGCATTATCTCAGCATATAACAACTTGTCCTTATTTATCACAATGTAAAAATGAGGCGGTATAATATCATTGTTGAGAAAAACTGTTCCATAAAAATAATCAATACGAACTAACTTATCATTGTATATGCGACGAAGGTATGAATAAACTAAATTTTCCGGGTCATCCTGAGGAGCTATATATGGGCTTAATTCATCATATGATAAATTAAACTGCCTAATGGCTTCAGGTATAGGTAAATATTTGGTTATACAAACATAATTAAGATCAGGTGTAATCTTAACATGCAATGGATCAATCACTTGTAAGTCTAATCGTCTAAGATCTTGATTATAATCAAAATAAACAAAACCATAACCTGAAAGCAAAGAATAGTATAAAACCTTTGAAAGAGCATCTTTGACATTTAAAACTTTAAGATAATGTTGAAGTGTTTTTGTAACTGTTTCTCGAAGTAATGGGTCATCTGTTTCTACAGTAAATAATTGGTCAAACGCTTTATCAAGAAATGAACGTAAATATGCATAAGCAAAAAAGACCTTTTGATAAAACAACGAAGAAACAAATCGAGATTGCCATTGATAAAGTGGCTCAGGAATGTTTGTATCACCGTTTAATTCTGACATATACCGTATAATTGATGATAAACGTTTCGAATACGCACTCTCAACCGCATTTATCTGACTTATTACATCCGCTTCTACATCTTTTAATGAATAAATTTTGTTGTTTAGCGATATAACCATGTGTTTGCCTCTTGATAAATAGGGTTGTTTATAGTATAATTTAAAAATGGGAAAATGCAAGGGTTTTAGGCGTGCTTTATACGAAAAGGCGTAAGATCAAGTATTTAGAGCAGAAAGATCGTTGGGGTAATTTTGAAGTTTGGGGTGATCTTGGTGCTTATTGGGGTGAATGGGAAGATCAAGATTTATTAAAAAATATCGGCTGGATAACAGTCAAACGTGATTGGTATAATCCATTTTTGATATCATTTTTAGGTCAAGAAGGCTTAATCAAGCCGGGTGGTCAATTAATAGCTAATGAATTATATCGTAGATGGGATTATTTAAATTGGCGAAATCTTTTTAAGAAAATCGATTTGTATCTTGAACCAATTGTTTTGGAAATAAAGTTGATAAATGAGATTGTTAGCGGTATAGGTGCTGATTTGGTCAATGAGCTTTATATAAGAAAAGATATTTCATTAGTAGGCATTGGTAGTTTAATAGGGAAAATCTTTCAGTTAAATAGAGGATTGTTAAGTTGTATAGGTGCTGAAATTTCAAACATATTAAAATTAGAAGGTGAGATACCCGATAGTTGGCGTTGGGGTGATTGGGAGACTTGGGGTGATATACCTAATAATCAATGGTGGTTTGGGACAGTATGATTGATAAAATAAACGGAAATTGTGTTAAGGTGAAGTTATTTAAAGACAATAGTTTTTTAATTGAAACGCCTGTTTTGTATAACAAGATATTTTTCACACCAATTTTAGATTTGACGGATGCGGTAGTAGGCGAGTCATTTATTGGTATATGTGATAAAACGACAGGAAAAGTATTTTATATTGATTTTACAGGCGATGTTTTTGATTATGATATACCTGATTGTATTGGTTTGATTGCGTATAAAGAATATTTGTTTTGTTTTTCGTCATCAAAAATAAGGAAGATTAGAAGAAATGTTGTAGAAGAAAGGGATTATTCGCCTCGTAAGTTTATAGGTGTTTCGTTATACAATCCGTTTTCATTTCTTATATTGGAGCAAACTGATATTCCGACGGTTTCGTTTTATTCGATTTCTGAGCTTGTTAATTTGACGGATTTAGCGCCGACTACGTTTATTAGTTTGTATTATCCTTCGAAGTTTTTTGATTATGGGAATATGTTTGTTTATAAGGGTGAGATTTGGGTGAGAGGTGAGAATGGGCTTGTTAGGTTGAATTTAAAGGTATTTGGTGAGGCTGGTATTGTATTTGAGATAATGGAATTTTATTCTTCGTATAAGGAATTTGCGGGTAATGAATTTGATTTATGGGAATTTTGGCGGGTTTACAATAATAATGTGTTTGTATTCAGGCATGAAAAAACCGGGCGGTTGATGTATTTAGTGGATAACAATATTTATTTTGGTGATTTTGTTTCTTTTATTGATCGAGAATGGTTTTATGATATTAGGGACAGTGTTTTGTATAAATATAGGTTTAGTGATGACGAAACGCAAGATTTTTACAATGGAGCTTATTTTAATATGTTATTTAATTTTGGTGAGACTTTAAGGTTTACTGGATTTCGTTATGATGTGATTAAGGCGCCTGCGGGAAAAATAAACTTTAACGGTATTTCGAATTATCGAGGTGAAGAAAAATCTTGGTCATACAATTTGGATCTTGACAAAAAGAATTTTAAGGTTAATATATATGGTGAAGCATTTAGTTTGGTGTGGCATATACCGATTGCAACAAAAATGTATTTGAGTTTAAATCCTTTTATAAAAGTAGAGAGGTAAGATATGATTGAAGTTAGAAGGCAATTAGCTGATTTAATAGCGGGAGATTTTAACGAAACATATCTTGGTTTATTAAATCAATCAAAGAACGAGATTAATAAATCAGGGTATAGTAGGATTAATTTTACTGGATTTAGTTTTATGTCAGAGGATGCAGATTATTTTAATTATGGAAATGGAAGCGTTCTTCAGTTTCCTATTGCTAATGAGGATTGGGGGGAAATTTATTATATAGGATTTTATACCGCTTCATCTGGTGGTAATTTGATTGCTTTGTTTTCGCTTCCAAGCCCGATTACGATAAGAATTGGACAAAAAGTGATATTTTTGCCTAACATGATAATTTTAAAAATACCTAAAACTATGACTTAAGGGAGGGATTATGTCGTATACAAGAAGACCTATAACTTATCCTTCCGGTAGAATAAGTGTTGAAACAGCAAAAATTAATGATAATTTCGATATATTAGCACAGGCGTTTAAAGATGATGATCCGACTACATTGATAGTTAAACAAGCACTTACCGCTAATACTGCTAATACTGCTAATACTGCTAATACCGCTAATACTGCTAATACTGCTAATACTGCTAATACCGCTAATATAGCAAACACAGCAAATACAGCAACAAATGCAGACACAGTAGATGGTTTTCATGCTTCACTAACACCTGGGGCAAATGTTATAGTGCCTTTAAATGCGAATGGGATTTTAGATTTGTCTACTACTTTTATAAAGAGCAATGTATACACTTTTAGAAGAGTTGATTTGACGGGTGCCTCACAAGATTATGAGTTGCAAGTAGGGGAAGAGGCGTATATAAGTTTTAGCAATACTACAAGTGTGCCTTTGAGAATAGCTATACCTTCGTCAGGAGGTGTTTATCAAATTAATGCGTTTATTTCATGGATGAGTAGTTCTAATTTTGATGTAATATTGTTAGTAAATAATACAACATATTCAAATCAATTTGGACATTGGAGTTTAACTTATGCCGGAACAACGTATGGTACATCTTCTTTTTTTTTCCATGATTTATATA